GCAAAGCAAGATCGTTGCTGCTGCGCAAAGCGCAGGCATTGCTCTTACTGGTGGAACTGGCGCTCAGTCAGGTATTGGTCTAGTTAATCAGCTCAAGGCGTACGCAGCCGACATGGGCGTTGCCATGCCAGATAGTTTTTATACGGATGCTGGCAACAAAATGGCAGATCCAAAATCTGGCGTTACCTATGATACTTTTGCAGGCAACATTAAAAATTATGCAGCATCAAAGTATTCTGGTTTTTCAGGACGTATTAATCAAGGTGAAACAATTAAAAATATCGCCGCTCCTTATGTTCAGGAATTTCAAAACATACTTGGCGTTCCGGCTGATAGCGTTAACTTAAGCGGAAGCACGGGCGATAGCGCTTTGATTAACAAAGCTCTTCAAGGCACCATTGATCCAAATACAGGGCTAGGTACTCCTATGCCAATTTGGCAATTCCAGCAAACTCTTCGTCAAGACCCACGCTGGAATAGCACACCAGATGCTCAAAACGCAATGGGCAGCATTGTTGAAAACCTAGGCAAAATGTTTGGAAAAATCTAATGGCACTTATTGATGAATTAGATCCTAGCGAGCGAGCAGCATTACAACGTGCTCAAGCAGCAGCAGCTAAGGCAGCAGCAGCAACACCAACTGTAACTGCACCGGCTCCTGCAATGACAGATACTCAAATGGAGCGTCAGATTGCGACAGCAGCAACCGCTACCACGCCTGCTAAAACTGCTACACCTGCTACGCCTCTTTCCACAAATGCTAAAATTGCCGCAACTATTGCTGCATACGCTGCCGCTCATCCAGCACCAGCAGGAACGCATTATGGTCAAACGCTTGGTTCAGATGGCAACCCAATTCTTTATAAAGATTTTCCTACAGCCGTAGCTGGCGCTGGTGGCGGGGGTGGCCCTGCTGGTCCTACAGGAACAACTACTGCCACCGGCACTGGTGGCACTGGTAATACTGGAACAACAATAAATCCAAATACTGTTACGGATTATCTTGCAGCAGCACAGCAACAGTTAATTAACTGGGGTATTCTTAACGCAAACGATCCAAACTCAGCCGATCTAATGAAACAAATTACGACCCTTGCTCAGCAAGGTGCGCAGCCAGATACTATTGCTCTTACTATTCAAAACTCAAAAGCATATGCTGCTCGATTTTCTGGTAATGCTGCGCGTGTAGCCAATGGTCTTTCCGCGTATGATCCAGCATCATATTTGCTTGCTGAACAAAATTATAGTCAAATTCTTAATGAGGCTGGCGTTGGTCCGCAATATCAGACTCAAGCATTTTTTGCCAATTTAATTGGAAAGAACATAGGAACGACTACGCTTCAACAGTATGTCAATATGGCTAGTGATTTAGCAACAACATCAGATCCATATTTGCTACAAACAGCATCTCAACAGTATGGCTTAAATAAGGGCGATCTTATCGCTCACTTCCTTGATCCAAATACTGCCCTTCCAATTATTCAACAGCAGTTTGCCGCAACTCAAACATCAGCCGAAGCTGCTCGTCAAAACCTTGCTCTTAATCAACAGAACGCTATGACCCTTGCTGCGCAAGGTGTAACACAGCAACAAGCACAAGCAGGTTTTGCAACCATTGGTAGCCAACTTGCTCAACAGCAACAGTTGGCAAGCATGTACGGCATGGGTGCTGAAAAAATGGGCAATGAATTAACTGCCGCTCAATTTAATTCAAACATCGGCGGCGTTAGCGCTGCCCAAGCACAGCAAGATATAACGCGCCTACGCGCACAGGAAGTTAACCAGTTCTCTGGTTCATCCGGTGCAGCCAAGGGCAGCCTCTACACAGAGGATCAAGGCGTTAGTTAACTAGGTTCCATCACCACCCATTGGCATGGTGATGTGTAACTAAAGACCAAGAGTAGGAGCCAAACCTCTTTCCCCTGAGAGAATTTGTGGCCTGCGTCAACCAAACAGAAAAGGGAGTGCCACATGGCAGACCAATACGAAGACGATGACTTTGATCTTGAAGAAGATCAACCATCGCAAACCCAAGACCAAAACGGTCCAGCAAATCTACGCAAGGCTCTTAAGCGAGCAGAGCGTGAAAAGAAGGAACTGGCTGATCAGCTAGCTTCTATTCAGGCAGACCTTCGTGGTCGTTCAGTCAAGGAAGTATTGGAACAAAAAGGTGTACCTACCAAGGTAGCCAAATTTATTCCTACCGACGTAAGTACGCCGGAACAGATTGATGCATGGTTAAACGAGAACGCTGATGTGTTCGGTTTTGCTGCGCCTGAATCTGCTTCATCGGAAGAACCAACACCAAATGCTAGAGAAACACAGCGTATCAATACCGCTCTTCAAAACGCAAATACCCCATCTCGCGATGCAGATACTGCCGCGAAATTGGCTGGCGTTAAAACCAGAGAAGAACTTGACATGCTCGTTTTCGGCCAAAAGGTAAGTGGCTCACGCCGATAAAAACCCATTCGACACTAGACCCTATAGAAAGTAGGTGACACAATGGCAAATCAATATACCGACTCAGTTGGCTCTACCTCTGGTATTCCCGGATTAGTACAGACCGCGTATGATCGTTATGTAGAGTTTGCACTCCGTGCTGTCCCACTTATCCGCGACGTTGCAGATAAGCGCCCAGTACAGCAGGCTATGCCCGGCTCATCTGTTGTATTCCAGATTTACACAGATATGTCAGCAGTTACAACATCTCTCTCAGAAGATGTTGATCCAGATGCAGTTGCACTTGGAAACACAACCCCTGTTACCGTTTCGCTCCTTGAATACGGTAACGCATCACTCGCAACTCGTAAGCTCGAGTTGTTCTCACTCTCAGATGTAGATCCAGCCATCGCAGACATTATTGCGTTCAACATGGCTGACTCACTTGACACAGTTGTGCTCAAGACACTTGTTGGTGGACCAAACGCTATTGCTGAACTTACAGGCGGTTCAACCAACCCTGTATCAACATACAATGGCAACTACACCAACGGTACAACTCAGGCTAGCATCGACGGCACATCAGTCATTCGCTCACGCGATATTCGTACTGCTGTTGCTAAGCTCCGTGCTAACAAGGCTGTCCCACGTCAGGGAGAATACTACTGGTGTGGTATCCACCCAGAAGTTTCATACGACCTTCGCTCAGAAACTGGCGCAGGCGGATGGCGTGATGACCACAAGTACGCTGAGAACGGTGCTTCTGAATTTTGGCCGGGCACTATCGGAACATACGAAGGTGCTATGTTCGTAGAGTCACCACGTTTGTTCAACACAACAGACGGAACTGGCTCAACAGGTGCAACAGGTACCTTCGGTACTTCTGGCTACACCTACGCTTCTGGCGGTACACGTGTATTCCGTACACTTGTTGCTGGTAAGCAGGCTCTCGCAGAAGCAGTGGCAGAAGAGCCACATGTTATCTTCGGACCAATTGTTGATAAGTTGATGCGTTTCCGTCCAATCGGATGGTACGGCGTTCTAGGCTGGGCACGTTACCGTGACGCAGCTTTGGTTCGTATCGAATCATCAGCTTCTATCCACAACTCCTAATCCGAGTTAGTTGCTTCCTAGCCCCTCTATTCCTTTCAAGGGGCTAGGCGGCAACGCCCAACGAAAGGTAACGCATGACATATACATTTAAGCCACCAACGGTCAATGAAGGACCAGCAGGTTTTGGTATTTTGTTTTGGCGTTACAAAATCGCACGCGCTAATTCGATCCTTGTCAACGGATCGGTAGTTACTTCAATTCGTACACCAGCGGTGCAGGATACACAGTCGGCAGACTATTGCTATCTAGGCGGGCATGAGTACATCATCACCCAGCCAGAATACGACATTCTTTATGCAGCGGGCTATGGCCCCTACATTACTATTTCTTAGGAGCATTGAGTGGCTAATCCCGGCAGATACAACATCAATGTGATTAAGGGTACAACTTTTAATTTAACATCAGTATGGAAGATTAACAACATTCCTGTCATTATGACCGGCTATTCAGCCGATATGCAGGTGCGCGATGTATCAAACAATCTCATCACTGAAATGTCCACTGGCAACGGCAAAGCAACAATTACTGGCAGCGCGGGCAAAATTTCTTGTGACCTTACTGCTGCCCAGACAGCAGCCCTTGCTGCCGGCACATACAGCTACGCTCTTAATGTGACTGATGGCACAGGAACAGTTACGCAACTTCTCAATGGAGCATTTCTTGTAGCACCATCGGTGGTGCAGTAATGACAGTCAATCAGGACAGCATTTCTACCGTTGAGGTTCAGGTAACTACTAACGTCTTTGACGTAGTATCAAATGAATATCGCGTTATTGAACTTGGCCCTATTGGGCCACAAGGTCCTATTGGCTACCAAGGCGCAATAGGTGTTACAGGTGCAACAGGCCCTACAGGACCGACAGGAGCAATAGGTGCGACAGGAAACACTGGGCTTACTGGTAATACTGGTGCCATTGGTAGCACTGGTCCTACTGGCGCTGCTGGACAAACTGGACCAACTGGCTCACAAGGAAACACTGGTTTTACCGGATACACCGGAGCAACAGGATTTACCGGCAGCACGGGACCTGCTGGCGCTCAAGGCAATACTGGACCGACTGGACCAACAGGGGCTGTAGGCAATACAGGCTTTACTGGCTTTACAGGTTTTACAGGCCCTACAGGCTCTACAGGCCCTACAGGCCCTACAGGGCCTACAGGAGCCGTTGGAGCGACAGGCTTTACTGGTTACACCGGGGCAACTGGTTTCACAGGCTTTACGGGCAGCACAGGCCCTACAGGGCCTACTGGAGCGCAAGGCGCTGCTGGTCCACAAGGCAACACTGGTAATACAGGCATGACTGGTCTAACTGGTAATACAGGTATGACTGGAATGACTGGCGTAACTGGCCCTACAGGGCCTACAGGCACACAGGGCAACACAGGAAACACTGGCTTAACAGGTAACACTGGCATGACAGGTTTGACCGGTCCTACCGGACCTACTGGTGCCACAGGTGCGACTGGGCCACTTGCCTCTAACAACGCTCACGCTTCTGCTCGCCTTGCCACAACAGCCAACCTTGCTACCACTTATACCGCAGGTTCGGCAGATGCTGGTGGTGGCTATGGAGTTGGCGCTAAATTAACAGCCACATCAAATGGACGTGGTTCTATTGACGGAACAAACATTACTGTTGGCGATAGAATTTTAGTCAAGAATCAAACAACTCAGACTCAAAATGGTATTTACACAGTTACCACTCAAGGCACCTTTGGCGTTGCTTATGTCCTCACCCGCGCTACTGATTACGACAACTCAACTGCTGGTCAGGTCGAGTATGGCGATTTTCTCTTCGTAACTACTGGCACAGCCAACGCAGCTACCAACTGGATCCAGAACAATGTCGGCACAGGAACCAATGGCTACATCATCATCGGTACCGACAACATTACCTTTGCCCAATCAGGCGGTGTAGGCCCACAAGGAAACACCGGAAATACGGGCGCAACGGGCGCTACAGGCGCAACTGGTGCCAATAGCACAGTTGCTGGACCTACTGGTTTTACAGGCTCTACAGGCCCTACAGGGGCTACAGGGGCTACAGGACCTACTGGGGCAGCTGGCACTAACGGTACTAATGGAACCAATGGTGCCACTGGCGCAACTGGCTTTACAGGTTCTACGGGACCTACAGGACCGCAAGGCTCAGCAGGCGTTCAGGGTAATACCGGCAACACAGGGCCAACAGGATTTACTGGTTTTACTGGTTTTACTGGTGCTACAGGATTTACGGGCTTTACAGGATCTACTGGCTCTACTGGTCCTACTGGCCCTGCTGGTGCTACGGGCAATACAGGAGCAACTGGTTTGACAGGTAACACTGGCGCAACAGGCGCGGCAAACCTTTGGGATATACTCATGCTTGGCGGAATGTGATACAATAGCAACGAATGAAGATTGCCGTTTACGCTATTGCGCTAAATGAAATTCTCCATGCCGAAAGGTGGGCAAAGGCCGCCGAAGGCGCTGATTACCGGATAGTAGCAGATACAGGATCAACTGATGGCACACAAGAAAAGCTACGCGAATTGGGTGTTACTGTTCACGATATTAGTGTTAGGCCTTGGCGTTTTGATGTGGCGCGGAACGCGTCTCTTGCGCTCATACCAGCGGACGTAGATGTTTGTGTCTTTGTGGATATGGACGAAGTTATCCACAAGAACTTTTTTAAGGAACTGCGCAAGCAGTGGGATCCAACGGCGCAGGCTGGCTGGGTAACATTTGATACTGGCAGCAAATGGCAGAAAGATAAGATCCATTCCCGCCATGGGTGGTACTGGAAATATCCAATTCACGAAGTAGCCATTTACTATGGCGAAGGAACGCCAAAGTATTGCACTATTAATAACGCGATCATCAGCCACAAGCCAGATGAAAACAAATCTCGCGGGCAGTATCTGCCCATGCTTGAGATGTGTGTTAAAGAGTTTCCAACAGATCCACGTGCGTGGACTTATATGGTTCGCGAGTATTACTTTTACCGTCGCTGGGAAGATGTACTTACCGCAGCCAACGCTCGCATGGAACTTGGCGGATGGAATGTTGAAGAGGCTGCCACCTGTCGGTGGGCAGCAGAAGCTGCGCATTATCTTGGCAAAGCCGAAGAGTCAACCAAATGGGTTGATCGCGGAGTGCAGATCCTTCCTACTGAGGGTGAGCCTTGGTTCTCAGTAGCCCTAGATGCTTATCGCAACAAACGTTGGCAGCAATGCTTAGATGCTTCTATCAAAGCCATCGAGTGTCCGCGTAGCGTTCATCATTGTTATGACGCTTCTGTTTGGAACTGGAAAGCCTACGATCTGGCAAGCATCGCCTCGTGGGAACTAGGTTTTATAGATGAAGCAATTACCTTTGCCGTTGCCGCTAGCAAAGCCAATGGCGAAGAAAATGATCGAGTCTTACGCAATTTGAAATTCTTTAGACAAGCCAAGGAGAAACATGGCACTCGGAGATAACTGCCGTTCTGGTTGTTTAGAAAAGAACCACGAAACATATATCGATTGCTTGCAGGATGCAAACATCCATACCAATGCCGGTGATGCAGCAGGCAACAAGACAATGAACAAGAGAAGTTGGAACGCTGAATTAGATGCGTATGCGGCTGCTCGGTCACAAGGTATTCAGCCAGCAGGCACAACTATGCGGGCAGTTAATGAAGCAAAGGCAGCTAGCGACACGCTAGGCGTAGCCTTTGATGCAGGCACAATGCCTGCCGCAAAGCAGATTACCAAGCACAAGGCCAAGGTAATGAAAGAAGTGGGAGTAATCTAATGGCAGCAGCAAAGAAGGGCATGGGCTTTAAGGCCGCCCAAAAGTCGATTGCTAAAAAGTCTGGCGTATCAATGGAGAGCGCAGGAGCGATCCTTGCATCTTCAACACGCAAGGCAAGCCCAGAAGCAAAGAAGGCAAATCCAAATCTCAAGAAGGTAGCAATGCCTAAGAAAAAGGGTGGTAAGTAATATGTGCATGTCATGTGGATGCAACAACAACGCAGTCAGCGTTTCAACTGACGAACTAAACGGCAAGCCAAACATCGACCCAAAGGGTGGATACAAGGGCGTTGGCGGTACAGTAACTTGGCCGGCAAAGTAAAGCAGACCGGCGCTAAAAAGCAGGCTGTATCTGATTCGGTCACCATTGGTGGCCAGAAGCATGTTGTCACACGCGCCAGTAATGGGGATGTAATTGTCAATCATCCCAATTCAAAGAAGACAACATTCAAGAAAATTGATCTGACTAAAAAAGCAGATGTAAAGACCGTTGCCGCTGGCGTGGCTGCGGTTAAGAAGTGGCATAAAACCCATCCAGCGAAAGGCAAGTAAATGGCAATAGATGATGGTAGGACAGTAGTTTATCATTTGAACCGTTTGGCAGGAACCATCACTAATTCAGTGCCACAGCTTGATATTGCCGGTGCCGCATCCAAGTGGGCATTTAACGTAACAGGCAAGCCTTACACTCGTACTATCGATGCGCTCAATGCTATCTACGCATACCGCAATGGTGGTAAGAATTTCTACCTAGATACTCCCGGCGTTCTTAACGCTCTTGCTGGCGTGACCGGGTATGGCGAAGCGGCAGCAGCATCGAGGATTACATCGTGACACTTTTTTCAGAACTTATTGATGAAACAGCTTTAGCCCTTACCGGCTATACCTCTCGTCAGGATCAGGCTACATTTCTTATAACCCCGATGGGGGCTACGGATACAACTTTTACAGTTGCTGATGGCACAGTCCTTACTCGCGGTATTGTCGAAATTGACGAAGAGTTGATCTGGGTTGATTCATTTGACCGCACAACAAACACTGCAACCATTCCGCCGTATGGCCGTGGCTTTAGAGATACAACTGCCGTACCTCACAGCGCTGGTGTTCGCGTAACTGTTTCGCCTTCATTCCCACGGGCTATGATCCGCAAGGATATTAACGAAGCAATTGACGCTATCTACCCAAGCCTCTTTGGCGTGTATTACACCACATTCCCATTTATCGCTTCACGCACAACCTATCAGCTTCCATCTGAGGCAATTGATGCGCTAGCAGTTTCTTGGCAGACCATCGGCCCATCTTTGGAATGGCTACCAGTGCGCCATTACCGCATTGACCGTACTGCTAACCCAATAGCATGGAACAGCGGAAAGACAATTTCTATCTCCGATGGAATTATTCCGGGTCGCACAGTGCAGGTTGTTTATACTAAAAAGCCTACGCAGCTTCAATATGACACAGATGACTTTACGACTACTGGCTTGCCAGACTCAGCCCGAGAAGTAATCATTCTCGGAGCGGCATACCGCTCAGCGGCTTATGTTGATATGGGTCGCGTTCCAGCATCCTCTGCCGAAGCAGGATCCATGGATCAAAGCAACCCGGTTGGCACAGCAACCAATATGAGCCGTTATTTCTACCAGATGTACCAGCAACGCCTTGCGGTGGAAATGGCACGTCAAGCAGAACAATACCCACCACGCACTCACTACAGCCGATAGGTAGATAAATGACAAGATACTACTCAGCCACAGCGCAGGATACTGCGCTGACAAGCACAATGACAACGTCGGCTACGACCATGACTGTGTCGGCCACCACTGGCTATCCAACCCAGTATCCTTTCATACTTGCAGTTGATTACAATCAATCTGCGGAAGAGCTAGTTTCTGTTACCGGCGCTTCTGGGTTAACCCTTACTGTTACCCGTGCCTACAATGGAACCACTGCTCAAAACCACGCAGTTGGCGCAGTAGTGCGCCACGTCATTACTGCTCAGGATCTGACCGATGCTCAGAACCATTACGCAGCAACTACCTCAGTACATGGAATTACCGATACGTCGGTACTAGCAACACAATCATCAGCAACGGATGTCTCTAACGTGACATCATTTCTAAACATGGGAGCATAACCAAATGGCAACAGCATACAAAATCCTAGGACAGTCGGCTCCTGCGAATACATCCAACGCTGACTTGTACACAGTACCATCTGCAACATCGGCTATTGTGTCAACAATCTCTATTACCAATACGACTGCCACCGCAGCTAACGCTACGGTTTATATCCGCAAAGCCGGAGCGTCAGCCGCTGCCAGCAATGCTTTGGTTTATACACAGTCAGTCCCTGCTTACAGCACCGTTACTTACACCAATGGTATTACCTTGGCTACAACGGATGTGATCACTATTAACACAGCAACAGCAAGCGCTCTTACATTCCAAGCCTTCGGAAGCGAGTTGTCATAATATGTCAATTAAATATAATGGGGGTTATCTGCCCACAGTAGGAGCTGACGGCTCAACACTCGTTGCAAACTCTTCCGCTGCTACTGGATTATCTTGGGCTGGTCAATTCCAAGCAGGCAAAAACAAAGTCATCAATGGTGACTTTGGAGTATGGCAACGGGGTACTTCTTTTAGCAATCCTTCATCTGGTTCTTATGTATGCGATAGATTTTTTGTTGGATACGATGGAACCAGCGCAACTCGCACAATTAGCCAACAACCACTAACCCCAGCTTCAATATCGGGTTATGATGCTCCATATTTTTTTAGATGGAACCAATCAGTAGCAGGTTCAGGTGGAACATATCAAGCATTTACGCAGCGAATTGAAAATGCACAAACTCTTTCTAACCAATCAGTAACATTTTCATTTTGGGCTAAAGCCGATACAACTCGCACAGTTTCTTATAATATGAATAGAAATTATGGTTCAGGTGGTACTTCTACTGATTACAACATTATTGGTTCATCTGTAAATTTTTCAGTTACAACATCTTGGCAACGATTCACCACAACTGTTACTATCCCCACTCTTTCGGGAAAAACAATCGGTGCTGGAAGTTATCTTGAATTTACTTTATTTATGCCAACAAATGCAACCTTTACGGTGGATATTTGGGGCGTACAACTGGAAGCAGGTTCAGTCGCTACGGCTTTCCAAACTGCCACAGGAACACTTCAGGGGGAGTTAGCCTTGGCGATGAGGTACTATCAGCGTTTTGGAACAGGTTTACCAAATGCTAGAACTGGATTTATTATGGGTGCATCAAGCACAACTGCACTTTACGCAACCAAATCTTTGGCAGTTCCGATGCGTACTACAATATCTGCCGTTGATTATTCAAATCTTGGTTTAACAGATGGTGTAAATGCAACAGTAACGGTAACTGCTGTTTCCCTAAATAGTGCTGATTCTCAAGCACCAAATATCCAATTTACTGTTGCTTCTGGATTAACTCAATACAGACCTTATGAAGTAATAAATAACAATAATTCAGCAGGATATATTGGATTGAGTGCGGAGTTGTAATATGGACAATGTAACTTTTCAAGATTTTCCTAACCCAGACGGCACAACTACAACTTTTGCCATCATTGACCGAGGCAACGGGGAATTTACCTCAATGCTCAAATCTACTTACGATGCTATGCAAGCGAGTAACACACTCCCATCCAACTCCGTTGGCATAGGAAACGCTCCGGCAGCTCCAACGGCGTAACAGTTGCCTGCAAGTTAGACCTGCTACACTTGCCACATGGCAATAGCTATCATTAGCTTTATATGTGGCATTGGGGTGGGGTATGTCCATGGACGATATTGATCTTGTTCCAATGGACGAGATATACCGCCAGCTCAAAAACCGGTATGACTCATCGGGCTTTAGCCCTTATGTCATAAGGACAGACTGGCAGATCATACGCCGGATCGGCGTACATCCTGCATTGGCCAAGCGAGAAGATTTAGAGAAAATTGTGTTGGCTGCTACCAAGCAGTCCACCAAGGCCAACTATGTTTCTCGCTTGCGCTCAATCTATAAACATCTTAATAAACTTGATCTGATCAATGGCAATAATCCATCAATGGATTTACCGGACGTAAAAGCCGGTAGGGGCGTTCCTAAGCCTGTTACCAAGGCTGAATATGCCAAGTTGCTGGCAGAGGCTCGGCAGCCCTATAGGGACTGGTTTATCCTAGGCGGAATGGCAGGCCTGCGGGCCATGGAAGCAGCCAAAATTCGTGGCGCTGATCTTGTTGATACAGATGAAGGCCCAATGCTGAACGTCATAGGCAAAGGCAATACCGATCTTGTTATACCCATCAGCCCTGTAGTGGCTGACATGATTAAATCACATAACACTTTGGACAGGCTTTGGCAGATTGACCCCAATGGCTTTTCTAAAAAAGCGGCCAATGAGATGCGTCGCATCCTTGGCCCAGAGGCTAAGCATTTCCATAGCTTGAGGCATTACTTTGCCACCACAATGCTTGAAAAAAGCGGTGGCGATTTGATCGCCGTTAAAGAACTTATGCGACATTCAAGTGTTGCAACCACGCAGGTATATACACAATTGGCTCACGGGCGTACAAGAACGTTGGTGAACCTCTTAACATAAGGAGTAGATGTGACATACAACGGTATTAAGCATATTGCTGAACGTCCAGTTGATCCAGTAGGTCAGCCAAATACCGTTGGTAACACGTTTGTTAATACTTCAAATACCTATGATTGCGCCATTGGTGGCTTGCCATTCTTCTTTGCGGTCAACGATAAGTACCCTTACAAGCGCGAAACTGCGCAGTATCGCAAGCAGCAGATCGATCAACAGAAAGAACCGGGCGAGCAAACCCTTACAGGATGGTGGCTACGCTCCCAGTCCTCATTCCATTATGGAGCTGGTATTCGCTATGAAGAGCCAGTAGAAGGTGACACAGTCAACCTTCGTTTTAACAAGTCTGCCGGTGTTGAGGTATTTAACCTTGGCCGCGTGGATCTGCTCCCTGATACAGAGTTGCTTTATTCTTCATCAAGCAACGGCTTGATTGTCAAAGGTGGCAACGACGGCACCAATGATTTTGCCCTTATTGCCGATGGCACAACCTTGACCAAGAAGGTTCAAGGTGGTTCTAACATTACTGTCACATGGGGCGGATCGACAACGATCCTTGACATAGCAGTAGATGGCAGCAACTATTATGTAGCCACAGCAACCAACATCTATAAAGGTCCGCTGACCTTATCGACCAGCGGCACATCAATTTTTACTATTCCAACAACCAACACGGGAAGCGTTACTAAGGTTAAGTTGAACTGGGTCAAGCAGCGCTTGATTGCCGGCATTAACAATTACCTGTTTGAGATTGTGCCTATTGTCAGTTTCAATGTAAGCGCCACCATCCTTGGCGCATACACAGCCAACAACAATAGCTACAACAGCAACGTGGCTGAGTTGACTACTTCTGCGCCACACAATTTCAGCATTGGCTCCCTTGTAACTGTAGCTTCAGTAGGTTCACCATATAACGGCACATGGCAGGTTATCGACGTTCGAGATAACACCCACGTGGCACTTAATATCCAGAACGCTAACGTAGTATTTAACGCTTCTGCCACCGGTACGATCACTCTTGCCAATAACAACTCAACCCCGATCTATGCCCACACCAACCCATCATGGGTGTGGACTGGCATTTGTGAAGGCCCAAATGCGATCTATGTATCCGGATATTGCTCAGATTCATCCAGCGTGTATCGCCTTTCCCTTGATACAACTGGTGCTGTGCCATTACTCAACAAGGCGCTGACTGCTGCTGATATGCCAAAGGGTGAGATTATCCTTGCCCTTGGTGCATACGTTGGCAAGTACATGGTCTTCGGTACCAACAAAGGTATCCGTCTAGGCACCATCGATACATCAGGCTTTGTATCTTCTGGTTATGTAACCTACGGCCCATTCACTTTGGTGACGCAGGGTTACAACCCTGCTATTGGTAATTACCTTTCCCCATCGGGAACCGATGGTTACGTCTATGACATAGCTTTCAATGACCGCTATGCCTATTGCACCATTACCAATTACATCGACAATGGTGATGGCACATTTTCATCTGGCTTAATTAAGATTGATATTGGCAAAGAAATTGCGCCTAACCAAGTTGCTTATGCCAGCAACCTTCGCCCACCATTGGTCAATGGTGTTCGATCAACTGCTACAACTACTAGCGTATCTGTCTATGGAAAAAGCAACCGCTTGATGTTTGCCATCAACGGTCAGGGCATTTACATTCAGACAGATCCAAAGAACAGCAACTCTAGCGGTGCGCTTTGCTCTAGCGGTTATATCCAGACTGGCCAGATACGTTACCTCACACTTGAGGATAAGCACTTCAAGTACATCAAGACTCGTTTGACTACTCCGATCACTGGCAATATCAAAGTATCTACTGTTGATCCTAGCCTTGTTGTTTCTGATTTAATTACTATTACCCAAGACTTTGACGTTACTCAAGATATTAGTACTGGCGTAAGTATTCCACTTGAATCTCTTGCTTTTAGGTTCACTCTTTACCCAACAAATGATGGCCTATCTGCAACAACTTTAAATGGTTATCAGCTCAAAGCGCTTCCAGCCGTTGCCCGTGAGCGCGAGATTGGCATACCGGTTTTGATCTTTGACTTTGACAAAGATCGTTACAACATGGTTACTGGCTATGAAGGCTACGCCAAGGAGCGTATCTCGGCTCTTGAAACGGTTGAGTCAAATGGTGACGTTATTATTCTTCAAGACTTTACCACTGGCGAGCAGGTTCAAGGCGTGATCGAATCTCTTTCCTTTGTCCGCATGTCCCCACCAGATAAGCGCTTCTCCGGTTTTGGTGGCGTTTGCA